TCCACGGTCAGGCGGGGGTGTTGTCGCTCATCACAGCACCTCCAGAGCCACATTGGCGTCGAAGCCGTACCGTTCAGCAATGAAGCCCCCCAGATACTCCTCCAGGGCCTCTTGCGCCTCCTGGATGCGGATGACCGCCTCATCCTGCTCCGCGTCACGCCGATGCGCCGGAACATCGAAAGCGCCACACTGATCCGCGTCATTCAGGGAGTCGATCAACTCATCGGCGGCAAAGTCAATGGCAGCCAAGGCGGCCTTGGTGTGCGCGCTCGCGACCTCCTCAATGAAGCTCATCGCACATCCCCCGGGTACGTCATCGACACGCCCTCATTCGAGGGTGAGCCTTCGCGGATGTCAAACAGGAACGACGGGGAAGCATCCTTCCCTCCGAAGCAGGCATGCTGGATCGACAGATAGTCGCCAGGGTAGACGTACATGTCTGCCTGGCCCTCATTCCTGAAGATCAGGGTCCCATCGTTTGTGCGCTCGGGGTGATTGTCGCAGAGGATCACATCCACCTCAGGCTTGTTCTTGTCACCGTAGACCAGCAGGTACAGCATCATGTTTCCTTTCACCAAGGCAGAGAACGCTTGTTGGACGGCAGGGGGGCGAGCTCGACACAGGGATGCCCCTGCTCGAACAGCTCCCTCGCGGTCGGGTAGCCAGTGCGCCCCTCCTTGATGCAGGGGGAGCAGCGACCCTTCGACGCGTAAGGACGAGTGTTAGGCCACTCCTTGATTGAGGCCCTAGAGGGGCGCATCTTCGTGCCGCATGCAGCGCAGAGCTGGTCCACGCCCCAGTCGATGGTGGAGCGGGAGGGGTTGCTCTCGCGGCGGCGACGGTAGCAGGAGTTGCAGGTCCCCGCCCCGCCGTAGGGGCGGGTGCCGGGGTACTCCTTCTCGCTTGTGTGGTGGGGGCGGATCGTTGCCCCACAGTCCTCGCAGGTGGGTGGGTTGTTAACCCAGTCGATGCTTGCCATGGTTGTTGTCCTTTCGTTGGCTGACCAGCACAGTCTACCACGCCAGAGCCCTTAGGTAAAGGCGAGACCCGCCGGGCATACGGAGGAGGAAAGGAAGACTCACTCCGACCCATCCGGCGGGCCTCTATCAGCACGACAAGCATACAGGGGTCGGCGATCCGACCGCAACCATCCGGAAACTCCAGGCAGTTCGAGCCCCCGAAGCCACAGGAGCCAATCTGAGCGCCTTACGGCACCCCACCCAGACCAGCACACACAGACGCCCCCGTTAGGCCGCCAGCGTCGCTCCCAGCCCCCTTCTCGGGCCGTCCGCGCCCCAGCCGCCGCCCGGCCGCCGCGGCGTAGCTCTCTCTGGTGGGTTCCAGCCTTCTAGAGATGATCCACTGACTCAACCACAACCCAACCCTCTTGGTTGGTCTACGAGCACGTCAGTCAACAAGATCAGGTTCCAGCTCGGTACAGCAAGGAAGGGCAAGGACGACGAAGGTGTCTCTGAACGCTCCAACTCGATCAGGCGACCAGGGATCAACTAGAGCCGGGTATGTGACTAGCCAACGAGCCATCTCCTCGTCCTTGCTCTCGTGGACCAACTGGGCCGAAGGTCAAGGCGACGACCAAGGACCAACGGTCCGACGGTCGGAGCGAAGCGAAGATCATGGCTTCGCGCGCACGCGCGACTAAGAGTTCTCTTAGGGGGTTCCCTTTAAGGGGTTAGTTGGCACTCTCGTGCAGAGATGTTTGCACTCTCGTGCAGAGATGTTTGCACTCTCGTGCAGAGATGTTTGCACTCTCGTGCAGGGCCAAGGGTAGGGGTTGACACCACAGGCTTTCTGAGCTGAGATGTTCTCATGAGACACATTGACCCACTCCGCGCAGCCATCTCGCACCCAATCGCCATTCCCGCCACCGCACTGACCCTCAAGGGTCTCACCTACCAGGTTGGCGACACCTTCAGGGACAGTCGTCACTTCGACCTTCAACTACAGGGCAACGACTACCCCATCGTCCCCTGGGTGGCGCTCTCAAACCTGTCCACACAGTACGAGAACCTCTACTGGGCGGCACTAGTTGCACCACTGCGCAACTCACGCTCCAGCAAGCATGAAGGCTGCACTTACACGCCAGTATGGGATGGAGGCCGTGTCGTAGGAGTGTCGGCCCGCATCTCCTCCAACCTGTCTGTAACGGCCGGCGTGGGCACGCGCCGGAACTCAAAGCTCATCCAGTATGGGCTCATCTCCACGCGCGGCAAGGGCTCTTCCTATGAGGTCACTTTCCTGGCGAAGCACCCCGACCTCGCTGAGGCTGTCATCGCTGGCTTCAAGTACACCGCCGCCTGCGCCAACGAGGAGTGGCCAGAGGAGATGGGGGAGCGCTATATCTCTGCCGCCCACGAGGCAGATGAGCGCGAATGCCGCCGCCTACTTGCCGAAGCAAGCGAGGAGTGCAGGCAGGTGGCCAAAGCCTTCGGTATCACTGAGTAAAAGAGCGGGGGCGCCAGGACCATGCTAACCTGGCGCCCCCTAGAGAACACGGAAGGAATCATACCATGCGCAACTACGAATCGGAAGCCGCCGCACTCCGTGGCCTGAAGCCCAGCACCAAAGTCCTAGCCCTAGTGCTCGCGGCCCGCATGAACGACAAGAACGACGACTGGCCGGGCCGCCCCATCTGCTGGCCCGGGCTCGCCGCCCTCGCCGAAGACACCGACCTCAAAGAGCGAGCCGTCCGGTACGCCATCGACGAACTAGTAGAAGCCAAAGTGATCCGCACCTACCGGGAGCGCACGCCCGGAGCCCGCTGGTGCCACAACGTCTACGAGTGGACCGCCCCCCTGTCCCCCAACTACCGCCCCGACTGGATGAAGCGCCCCGACACGCAGAAGGACGCCGTCGGCGCCCGCCTCAGCGAAGAGGGGTGGGAGTACTGTGAGCGGAACCAGGTCGGCCCACATGTCGCCGCAGCGGAGCACCCAGAGTTCATCCTCCCTGCCGAGAAGCCTGAGGTCATCGACGATGTCGCGCTCGACACAGTCGCACACGCCTCGTCTGACACTGCACCCACAGAGGATGACGGCCAGCTCCCCATCGAGACCCCCGAACCAGCCCCCAAGCCACGCACGAAGACCACGAAGACCCCCCGCAAGACCGCCATCCCTGAGGACTGGCGGCCAGATGAGCAGACTCTCACCCGCACCCGCGAACGCTACCCCTCCATGCCCATCGACATTGAGGTGGATAAGTTCGTCACTCACTGGCTCGATAAGGGCGAGAAGCGCGCCAACTGGAACCTGACGTGGAATAGGTGGTGCGCCAACGGCAACGGCTTCGTCAATGGCGCATGGGCCCAGCCGACCGCCGCCGGGGCACCACAGGGCCCACCAGCCGTCAACCCTGCCACAGGCAAGGCGGCCACCAAGGAAGACTTCTGGTACGCCTGCATCGACCACGACATCGACCCCAACGGCATCGTCAACTTCTGGAAGCCGAGCATGGCGCTCCCCGGCACCCCAGGATGGCCTGAGGTGCAGGCATACCTGTACCGCCAGGTCGGGCGAGCCTGAACCGACGAAGGAAACTTTACCGGCGCCGGTAAAGTTTCTGGTGAGCGCGGCCCCCTACACTGAGGGTGTCTGTCGGATGGACACCCTTAGCGACCCCGCATGGCCCGAATGGGCAGCCAAGATCGACCGACACTGCGGCAGGGCTTGACAACCCCGTCCAACCCTGTCTACATTCCAGTCATCAGCACAACCGAAAGGAATACACCATGACAGACGAAACCTTCACCGCCCTCCAGTACGCAGGCCCCGCCAGCTGGCACCACCTCATCGCACCCACACACACCATGAACGAGCAGCAGCGAGAAGCCTTCCAAACCCTCGAAACCTACACCTTCTAACCACCACGGGGGTCTGCAACGCCAGCAGGCCCCCACCAATACCCCACGCGAGCACATGAACACCGAAACCACCATCATCGGCATCGCCCTCAGCGGCGACCGCAACGCCCTCATCGACCTCGACAACATCCACCCCCACCACTTCGCCGACACCCGCAACGCAGCCATCTGGCAGCTCATCGAAGACTACAAGCAGAAGAACCCCGGCCAAGGACTCACCCCAGACCTCCTCCTCGACAAACTCCCCAGCATCACCACAGCCCACGTCACCCCCGACTACCTCCTCGACACCATGAACGGCGTCCACGGAGGACACATCAACCTCGCAGGCGTCCACGCCAACAAACTCATCGACGACAACGCACGCCGACACCTCGCAGACGCCTGCACCCGCGGCCTCCAAATCATCGAAGCCGGCGGAGACCCCAGCGACGCAGAAGCCAGCATCCGCGAACTCCTCAACCAAGTCAGCACCGGCTCCACCACCCTCGTCAACAACGACGCCTGCCTCACCCAAATCACCGACTTCACCACCAAAGCAACACCCTTCACCCCCACCCCCTGGCCCGACCTCAACCAGATCATCGGCGGATGGAAACCAGGCGGCCTCTACGTCCTCGCGGCTAGACCAGGAGTCGGGAAGACGCTGTGTGCCCTTCAGGCTGCCACCAACCTCGCAGGCACCGGCCACGTCTACTTCGCCAGCCTCGAAATGGCAGGCCGCGAACTCTGGTCACGCATCATGGCCAACATCGCAAACGTCCCCGGCGACGCAGTAACCCGCCGCCGCCACCCCACCCCCGACGAACAAGCCCGCATGACCGCAGCAGCCCCCCACCTCCGGCAGCTCCCCATCCACTTCGACGACCGCGCAAACCTCACCATCGGAGACTTCGTAGCCACCACACGCCTCCTCCACAGACAGCACGGCCTCACCGCCGCCTTCATCGACTACATCGGCCTCATTAACGCCGCACCAGGCGACAGACGCGCCCGCTGGGAGCTCATCGGCGAATACACCAGGAGCCTCAAGAACCTCGCCAAGGACCTCGGCATCCCCGTCTTCGCTATCGCCCAGCTCGGACGGCAGGCAGAGCAGTCCCCCGGCGGGGAACTCCAGCTCTCCCACCTCCGCGAGAGCGGCAACATCGAGCAGGACGCAAATGTCGTCCTCCTCCTCTCCTGCCCCCACGAGAACGGCGTCACCGACTGGACCCGCGCCGACATCCACGTCGCCAAGAACCGGGAAGGGCGCACCGGCCACGTCCTCCTCGAACGTGAAGGCGACTCCAGCCGCCTCAACCACCTCGGCTGGACCCCCAGGGCTTGACAGGCCCGTCCAACCCTGTCTATAGCAGGGGCATCAGCACAACGAGAAGCCCCCGGGATTCCACCCCAGGGGCCACTCACGGAAGAACAAGAACAGGAACGAAGCTAATTTGTTCTTGCACAGAAAGGATACACCATGGCCGCCGAACCCGTCTACACCCTCCACCCCGACATGATCACCCTCCGCCAAGCCGAAGCCATCGCAGGCATCGACTACAAGACCATCCACAACGCCGCACGCAAAGGCCACATCTACTGGAACCGCTACGACGTACCACCCACCTTCCGCGTCAGCCGACGCGACACCATCGCGTGGGCCGCAAACCAGAAAGCAGCATGGCATGGCAGCCCGACACTTCAAGCCCAAGGCATGCGCATGGTGCGAAACAGAATTCACACCCACAGCCCCGCGCGCAACCTACTGCACGCCCGAATGCTTCAAAGCCAAAAACCGCGAACGCATGCGCAAGTATCGTGACACCAACAAAGACGCCGCCCGCGAATACTATGCAGCCAACAGGGAGCGCATTCTAGAAAACGCCCGAGAATACCGCCAAACCAACAAAGAGCGCCTGAACGCCAACCGCCGCAAGTACCACCAGGACAACACAGAGCGCCTTGCCGAGTACTACGCCGCACACCGACAAGCCAACAAGCAGAAAATCAGAGACCGTAAACGTAAATACTACCACGCCAATAAGGAAGCCATCGCCGAGGCGACGCGCAGGTACCGCGAAGCCAATAAAGAACAACTCCGTGAACGCAGACGCAAATACGACGAAGCCAACAGGGAACACATCCGCGAACGAGATCGCGCCTGGCGCAACGCCAACAAGGAAACCGTCAACGAAAGCATCCGCAGATGGCGAGCAAACAACCCAGACAAAGTAGGTGCAGCCACAGCCCGCAGAGCCAAAGCTGAACTCGAAGGCAACGCAACACCAAAGCTCGTCCAAGCCAAATGGGAAGCCGGAGACAAGACCTGCATCCTCTACGGAGAACCCATCGACCCCACACTCAAAGCACCCCACAACATGAGTCGCACCATCGAACACCTCACCCCCATCGCCAGAGGTGGACGCCACGACCTCGACAACATCGACTTCGCCCACTACGGCTGCAACGCCCAGAAGCAAGACAGAACCCTCGAAGAGTATCGAGAGTGGAGGGAACGAGTCGCCTACCCCACTCTCGGGCGCCCTCCTGTAGTCTCACATGAGATTACAGGAGGGTAACTTGGGTTCTGTAACCCGCTCATGATCCGCCGACGTAACACGCGTAGCGGGCGGCGGGCGTGGGGCGGGGGGGGATGCCCTGGGGAGTCGGGG